AGGCTCTACCTACACAGGCAACTATTACTACAACGATTTTGTTTACCTTGATACTGGTAGACACGAAAGAAAAACAAATGATTTAGGAACGCAGTTTATTCCTTTTGGTAATAGACTTCTAATCATCAACGGCTACGACAAGCCAATCTGGTTTAGTGGTAATGAAGATTACAGGCAGTTTGGCTTTTCAATTGCTACACCTTCTCCACAGGTAGATACTATCCAGCCTGATTATTGGTCGGGACAAGACCTTGAAGAAGGAACAGCCGCTCCTATTTTTAGTGAGACTGCTACACTTGGTATTGGATCTTTGAATGATGAGACATCCCAGTTCCAATACTTTATGACTACAATTACAGAAGACGGAGCAGAAAGCCCACATTCCGCTATTGAACCAGTTAGTTGGAAGGTAAGTGCTGCTTCCGCAGAGCAATACAGATTTGGTCTTTCAGTTTATCTACCACAGGGTCCAGAAGGAACTGCTGCTCGTAGATTATACAGAACTAAAAATATAAAAAGAACTGGTGCGTCGGGTGAGAATGATGCTGTTTTTTACTTTGTAAAAGAATTTGAAGATAATTCTACCACACACTTTATTGATGTTATACCTGATAATGGACTTGTAATTCAGGCACCAACCACGTTTGCTTCTTCTCGTATCAACACAACCTACAAGGTTGGTGCTGCTTGGGACAACCGCATATGGCTTGCTGGTGGAGACAGCACACCTACAAGAATTATTTACAGCGACAAAGGTATACCAGAACAATTTGGTTCTTTTGCTTTCTTTGATGTAGGTAATAGTCAGGGAGGACACATCACCCAGTTGTATCCTTACTACAATAACTTACTTGTATTTAGACGTAATGCTATTGAGATTGTAAGACGTGATGGATCTGGTAATCCTACTATATCTACATTAGCCTCTAACCTTGGAACAGAAGCAGGCAACGCTATTTGTAATGTTCCTAATATGGGCGTAATGTTCTTGAACGAAGAAGGCATCTGGCTAATATCAGGTGGTCTTGATGGTGGTTCACAAGTTACAATTACCAAAGTTAGTGAGACACTTGATAAAGAAATAAATAAAATAAACAAAGCAGCAATACAAAGATCTTGGGCTTGCTATTCAAAGAAGGAACGTGAGGCTTGGTTCCACTTCCCAACTGATAGTAATTCAATCCCAACAAGAGGTCTTGTATTCCACGTAGACAACAACCAATTTTCATCCAGAGGTTCCGTAGAAAATGTAAATGAAAATTTATTCAGGTTTACATCAGCAGCCCCAGATCCAGAAGGTCACTTCGTATTTGGCTGCGCCCCATCGTGGACTGGTCTTGGTGGTGGAGCAGGAGGTCCAGTTATTATTGGTTCTAATGGTGTATCTGTTACACCGATGGCTGTATGGACTGGCTCACCATTTATGGGTCAAACATTCGGCGTTACATCCTTCACGGGTGATGTAGCCAATTTTAGTGTAAACAACGTAAACAAACCACAAAGTCTATGGGAAAGTAACTGGATGGACTTTGGAGACAACAGCGTAAAACACAGGGTATATTCTGTTGAGGTTGAACTTCTATCATATGGAGACAACCCACTACAATTACAATACGCTACTGATTATGATGCTGTGTATATAACAGCAGGAGACGCAAAGCAGGCTCTCAACGAGCGTGTATTTACTTCAAAAGAAGATCCTGTGTTTGGAGCAGAGGATCCAACTATATCTAAAAATTATTTCAAGGTTGGTAGTAGCACACTACAAGATGGTCGCATCATTAGACTACGCTACGATGTAAATACCCAGTTAGTAAATCAGTTCAAGTTCCGTATAAAGACACAGCCAGCAGCGGCAGGCTTACCTGCTAATTCAACATTCCATCTGCTTTCGTTCCACGTCAACTACGATACAAGAGATCAAATGCCGCTAAACCAGAATACAAGATTACAAAGGGGGCAAAGTAGATAATGTCTAAACACTATACAGAAAAACCAAGCGTTCGTCATCAGCAAGTAAAAAGCGAAAGCCTAAACGACAACCTTACAAAAACATTAGGCGAAGTAAACGGAAACCTAAATTCAAACAACTTACCTGTTGATAGTCTAACGTTTGCGAACTTTGCTGATCCAACCAGTAGTGAGGTTACTTCTAATGCTACAACTACACTAAAATTTGAAGGTGCTACACAGGATTACCATAGGGTAAGACGTTGGAATACTTTTGAAGATAGTGCTGATATGTGGGAACCAGTAGAAACAATCAACCTACCCACAGCAAACTGGTCTACGGGCTGGAATAAATTAGTAGATTTTGGAACGATGGATTATACCTTTTTAGATTTTGATGCGAAGGAAGGTATGCTTACGGGCTGTGCTGTTATTGATTTCCACCACGGGGTAGATAGAATTGTTTATCAAAGTGATGAGACAACCTTTCGTATCTTCTTCGGTAGTGATTGGTGGACTGGTTGGGGTGTGTTTGTAAACGATACACTTGTAGCAGAAACATCTAATATCTACGCTCGTAGAATTACTTGTAATATTCCATTCAAAGTTCCTGTTGGATCACAGAAAGTAAAAATAGATTTACGTTGGAGAGCAAAAACAAGTGACGCAGTTGGAACTAACTATCAAGGGAACCCATCCAGACCACTTGATATATTTGGAGCAGAGATCTGGGTAAGGAATACAAAGAGGTAAATATATGAGCCAAATAACATTTACAAAATTTAGAGAAGGACAGACAGCATCAGCAGCAGATTTGAATAAACCTTATGATGATCTTGCTACTTTGGATGTTGAAAAGGATAATACAAAACCTAACTGGGCTACAAGGGTTCACTTTGATAATACAGGTGAGAAAGCAAATGAAGTATTCTTTTATGAAGATGATACTATTTCTGGTTGGAATACACAACAAACTACATACCAGAACATAGGTCTAACACAAGTAGCCAATATCAATTTTAGTAATGCCGCAGTTCAAGCAGGTGACCTACTACGTGCGGGAGCATCAGGTATTATTGGTAATGTAACTTGTAATAATGATGGAGATGGTGACGGAACACAAGATAGTTATAATTATTTTTCTTTCCGTTTACTTGTAACTTATAACACAGGTGGAGCAAATCAAACTGCTACACTTGCCGAAGCAGGATATTCTTTTACAAGAAGAAGTAGACTAACCAACGACAGCACAGGTTTGGATAGTGCTTTGTGGTGGAGGAACTTTTCTTTCTCTGGGATATTCCGTATGCCTGCTAATGGAACACTTATCGGTCTTGCCCTACAAGGTAAGGTTGGACCTAATGGTGGTTCTGGTAATCAACTTGATGTTACACGCCATAACATCAACGCAGTAATCGTGAGGAACTAAATATGGCTTTTGTAAAACCCTTTACATATGTGGACGGCAACGTTCTAAACGCAGACGATCAAAGATCAAACGAAGAAGCAGCCAAGGTATATGTAAACCAAGAAATTGTTGCTGCTGATATTGGAACTAATTTAGATTATACAGAGATAGAAGCAGGTGAATTTTTACCTGTAACTGACGATCATAAGTTTGCTTCTTCTTTTATCGCAGGACAAAACCTAATCGTAAACAGAAGAACAAGAGCATACTTTACCTCTACATCAAAGCACAATACACAGACAGCAGCCTCGTCTATTGTTTATCGTGATTTATATGGAGCAGGAAAGAAAATAAAATTAGATGCTTCTGCGGAAGTTATTATAACATTTCAAGCAGCGTTTATTGCTTTTGATAATTCAACTACTTCTGGTGGTGACGGACAAGGTAAATGGGAAAATAAAATTCTTCTCAAACATATTGATTACACCACAAATAATCCAACACCAACTTATATCGCAGGAACAAGAGGCTATGTTTTTGAAGGCGTAGGTGCGGCTGCTGGAACATTAGATCCTAATGCTGGCGGTAATGCCGCATCAAGAAGACAAGTTCAGTTCCAAACAAGACTAACCCTTACCAGAGGCGAACACGATTTACAGATGGCTGTAAACCCAAAAATAGAAGCAGGTTACGGATCAGCCAGAAACTTTTTAGTTGAGGTCTTCTATCTGTAAGGCACTTGACTTATTCACTATAATGAGGAAATAAAATTATGGACCCGATTACATTAGCAATTATAGGATCAGTAGCAGGGGCAGGTATATCCGCTCTACCATCTATTATCCCAAGCAAGTTTGAAAGAGAACAAAAGAAAAGACTTGAAGCCTTACAGCGTAAAGAAGAGATGGGAACACTTGGTCTTACAGACAAAGAACGTGGTGTTCTTGAAGGCAGACTTGAAACAAAAGCAGATGCCGCAGAAGACTTCGCACAGCAAGAAAGAGAAAGATTGCTTGCTACACAATCAGGTGGGGCTACATCTGGGGCAAGGCTCCTTGGAGCGCAAGTAGCAAGCGAACAGGCAAGAGAGCAGAACAGAGCAATAGACCAATCAATTGCCGAGCAAGACCTTGCTAAACAGCAGAGACAGATTGATGAGATCCGTGCTTTGGAAGCAGCACAAGGTCAGTATGCTGCTAATAGATCGCAAGCCATCGCTGGTGTTGTTGGTTCTGGTGTTGAGGCTGGCTTTGGAGCAGCAGCACAGCAGAAGATAATTCAGGGGAATATGACCCCAAGTGCTAATTCTGTAAATGCTATTAGCGAATTATATGGTATTAGTGAAGATCAGGCAAGAGGACTTCTTGAAGTTTCAGCAAAGAACCCAGAAGCCTTGCGTTTATATCAAACACTAAATACCCCAACAGGAACAGGCGGGCAGTAAACTATGGGTATAAAAAATGTAAACGGACAGAATGCTTATGTAATTGAAGCACCTGCCTTTGAAAGTAGAACTTCAAGAGGCGAGGGTTACGCTCAATACATTACCAATCTTCGTTGGAAGATGTGGGAAGAAGCACAGAAATCTATTCAAGTTGAGATGGAATTTGAGAAGATGGCGTATCAAGAACAGATGCGTTTTCTTCGCACACAGCAATCACAGATCCAAAAAGATATTGCTGCTACAAATAGACGACTTGCTGACTTGGATAGGATAGAGGCTGATAAGAAGGCTGCTCTTTCGCAGCGTAACGCATCAGCACAAAACACACAGAACGCACAGACACGTTCATTACAATTACAGGCACAAGGCACTTCATCTACTACGACTGGTAGAACAGCAAGCACACCTTCATCTGCTACGAGAACAAGAAGCGATGTTCTTGGTGACCTTTCTGGTGATACACAAGATAGTTTCCAGAGGGTTCAAGAAGCCGCAAACATAGCAGGTGGTAGTGAAACTGACGCATCAGCAAGAATTACTACCCAAGCAAACAAAGCGATGGAACGTGGTAATTTTCAGTTAGGTGCTGGCGGTGGTGTTACTGCTGGTGACGAACAAGCATTCAAAGCCAGTATTGTAGCAGCCGAAGTTGAACGTGCTGGTGATGCTGCCGAAGCAGCAGGAGGAAGTAGAGATGCCGCAGAGACAGAAGCGTATAGTGCTTTTAGTGCTGATTACCGCAGCGATTATGATAATGTATTACAGACAGCACCCCCCATATCAGGAACAGGTGGAGGTCGTGTTGCCGTCCCACCAACCACTACTACGAGAAGCGGTAGAAGGGTTCCAAAAGCAGAAGACTTGGCGGAAGGTTCCGCTCCTGATTATAAAACAGCCAGAGAAGCCCTGATTGCCGAGAGAGAAAGATTACAAACACAACTTACTGGACTTCAACAGCCCGATGTTCCGCAGTTTGATATGTTGGAAAGAACCCGTGGTAAGTTCCAGCAGTCTTATGGTGAAGGTGGATTTGGTTTAGCACCAAGACCTACCAGAGCCATTCCTCGTTTTGATGAACCTGCCGCACTACGTTTAGCACAAGACCTTGCGGAACAGGGAGCAAGTGAGGAAGTAGCACGTTTTCAAGCAGCCAATCCTGATGTAACAATTACACCAGAACAGATGGCTTCCCTTCGTAGACAGGGTGCCTTGTCTATGCTAAATCAAATGGGTGGTCGTGAAGTAGCAGCAAAAGACTTTTTAGATTTTAGAGAAACCGAACCTGCTGTAACAGATGAAGGTGTTGCTCCTACAAGGGCTATGCCTGATCTACCAGCAGACGAACCAGTAGAACCACCACCCGAAGTGGATGGTCTTTTCCCATCACAAGAAGTTATAGAGCAGGCAAGAAAAGAAAGAACAATTCCAGTTAGACCAGCACCAGAACAGATGCCTCCACCAATAGACGCTTCACTTGAAGGTCGTGTTGGGACACCTTCCTTTATGGAAGGATCAAGAATGTCTCTTCCACCAGTTCAGCGTAGTCTTACTGACTTTGAATATCTGGAACAGATGAGAGCGATAGGTGCCGAGGAAGAAGCACTACGTAACTTACAGACAGAAAGTTTTAGAAGACAACTTGCTGATGATGACTTGCGTAGACAGGCTCTTGTAAGAGCCGTCCCTGTTGATGAGACTACACCAGTTCAGCCCACTATACTACCAAGACCAATTGATAGAACAGGGCAGACAATAACTTCCCAGTTGCCTCCAAGTGAAGTGCCTACAAGAATTATGGGTCCAACGGGAGAAACTATAACAGAACTTCCATCACCAGCCGCAAGAGCAGAAGAGCAAGAGAAACGTATTGCTAATACTACGATGGAGCGTAGGCAGAAGTATAAACTAAATGTAATCAAGGGAGCCGAACGTCTTGCTTCCAGACCAAAGAAGTTTGAGCGTATAGCCAAACCAAACCTCGCACCAGAGGAAAGAAGATCGCAGGTCGCTCCATATGTAATTGTTGTAGATAATCTTTACGATACAAATACAAGGGAGATGTCTGCTGCTGATGCGATTAGATCATCATATATGGAACTAAATAGGGTTTACGCAGATGAACCAAAGGTAAGAGAGCAGGCACAAGAATATCTCTTGGCGAAGGATCTTCTACAAGCACAAATAGACAACCCAGAATAGGATAATAATTTATGGCTCCACCACCTACCGATCAGGAAATCGCACGTATTATTGCTATACAAGATGAAGAAAAAAGAAATCTTGAATTGTATAGACTTATGGATAAGCGTAAACGTGCGTATGTAAGAGAAAGAACTAACGAACTTTTGGAAACATCTGTGTTCGCAGGAACACCTATGGAAGCACAGGTTCAAGCAGCACAAGAATTTGAAGAGGATTTTATGATGCCTCTTCAAAATATCTATGGTGAATTACCAGAAAAGGTTTTTCAATTACAGGTTCCTCTTCCCACAGAAATAGATGAACCAGCACCACCTATGGATGTTCCCTTGGTTGGTGGCGAGCCTAACTTTGTTATGGCTGCTCGTCCACAGACAAGAATGGAACCATCAATCGCAGAAAGAGAAAGTGCGAGGATAGGTGTAGAAAGTTCTATTGACTTTGCTAAATTAGAAGAAGCGTTTGTTGAACGTGAGGGTATGGAGGCAGACCAAGCAGCACTTCAACGTAGAGCCATCCAGAGGGCGTATGAAGCCGAGAAAAGTGCGAACCCTACCCAAACCCCTGATGAAGTTTTTGAACGTGTTGTAGGGGAACTGGAAGCCCTCTCTGGCGTTTTTGAAGGTGAAGGTCCAACGCTGGAAGACCAACAGGGTCAAAGACGTGGACCAGCAGATCCACTATACCAAACTTTTGTTAGACAGAGACAGGCAGGTCAGCCTGTTCCAGATTTATCAAGATCGCAGTTGGCTTACTTTGATACAATTTATAAGCAACAGCAGCAAGATTTACGCACACAGATTACAGAAAGTAGAACTGGTGAGAAGCAAAGATACTATCGTCAGGCTGATGGTAGTGAAGTTCTTGCTGATGCCTATGATGCTATGGCTGCGAACAATCCTGAATTCCCAACGTTGAAGGGAACAGACGCAGAATTTATACGTGAACTACCAGCAGGCGAAGCAGAAGTTATTGCTGGAACTATACAGGCAGGTTCTATGCCTGACCTATGGTGGGCTGATCCTGAAAAGAAACCAAAGGTTCTTGCTAATCCAGAAGACTATACATCGTTAGGAATTTTTAGTTCTACTACACCATACGGGGGACAAGTTGAAACACCCGTAGGTTGGTTGCTACGTTCTGCTCTAATTGTTCCAAACACTATTGCTGGTTCTGTTAGTGACGTTGCTATTCCTAATATTATGTTAGACGAAGCAGGAGAAGAAGAACGTGTTGAGCGTAGACCAGAACTTTACAAAGATAGTCCAGTTCTTCTAAACATCGCAGAGAACAGAGGCTTCACTATGGAAATGAATGAAGCCGCTGATATTATGGATTACGGCACAACTGGTAAGTTTGCTGCTACTGCTTTTGGTTTTGGTCTTGACCTTCTTGATCCATCCTTCGGTATGGTTGGTGGAACTTTGAAGGGTGGTAAGACAGCCGTTCAAATGGCGAAGGCACGTAGAGCCATTTATGGTGGCGAAGCAATTTCATCTACACTTTTTCAGTCAGGTAAGGCTGGTGCTGGTGAAGGACTTTCTTACTTCCTGCGTGATACAAACTTTATATCTACACCAATAGAAGCAGTTGCGGGTAGAACCCAAGGTGGTCGTTTCGCAAACAGACTTGGGGTTGGTGATGTTCGTATGGCTATGGGTGCTGACCTTGCTGGTTCACTTGAAGCAAGAGCATTAGCCCGTGAAGCAGATACAGCCGTAGATGCTACGAGAGCAATTGACGAAGCAGGACTAACCAACACAACTTATAATAAAGAATTACAAAGAAGACTTGTTGATACAGATACACAGGTCGTTGGTGAATTTGAGCGTGTGCTTGATGATACTGATAAAGTTATTACAGCAGGCACAGAAAGTTCAAGGGTCGCTGATAATATGGTAAACGTAGTTGATGACTTTGATGCTGTTACAAGATCTCTTGATGAGATTGGTTCAACTGGTAGAGCAAGGGTAAAGGGAGAGGCTGCTGCGTTAGATGGACTTGCTGAAAATATTGGAGCATTAGCCAAGCGTGACGCTGCTGTTGAAACTTTACTTCGTCAGGTTGACGAGGCTTCTTTTGTAAACGTTGGTGCGAGAGGCGGACAAAAAAGATTATTTGAATATGTAAAGGTTCTAAAAGAAGCAGGTGCTTTGCCTCGTCTACGTAGACAATTTGCTTTTGATAAGGCTATGGGCTACGTCGTTGAGAATACAAAAGGTATGACTGGTCTTGATAGATTTAGAATGGTTACACCAAATACTTTTGCTACACCAGAAAAAGCAGCAGAGATCCTAACAGATGTAAAAAATAAATCTTTGATTGGTGCTGTTGGAGAACAGATCGCAAAGTTTCCTGATGAGGGACTACCAGTTGTAGAAAAGATTTCTACACAAGAGACAAGGGTTAGTTCACAAGGAGCCAAGGGTATAACCCGTAAGGCTGAACCTGCTTTTGATTTCAATAGAATTACAGATGATATGCTTACCGAAGGCACAGCCGCAGAAGCAAGAGAAACTTTTGTTGATAGTCTTACTGACGTAGCACAAGAACTTCGTGCCTACAATAAAATATCTAACACAACTTACGATGAAATCCTTTCCAACTTGGCGGAAGGTTTTATTACCACACGTAATTACAGACAACTTGTTTCTGGAACAATTGATTTATATGCCGAAGGAACACAGGCAGCGTTGCGTGGTAAAGATATTTCTAAACTACCAGCAGTAGAAGCAAACAGATTACTTGATCCTTTGGAGATGCGTTCCTTTGCGAGAGGAACACTACGCAAGTTTTATGATAAATATATTATGGGAGCAGGTCCAACTGAAAGCCGTGCGATTACACCAGCACAAAGACAATTGGTAAAGAACGCACAGCAGCAAGCAAGTAATATGGATACAACTTTGCGTCAGGGTGTAAAGCGTTTGGAGACACCAGACGAAGCAGCCAAGTATGGAACTACACCTATTACTGATAAGCAACAGGCTATTGGTGCGATGATTGTAGGTGAACGTATGCCTACGTCTGCTGGTGGTCGTGTTGATATGGGAACACTACGCCAAGAAGAAATCGTAGCAGATACTATGTCTTGGTATATGAGAACTATGTTCTATACAGAGAAGACCACAGAAAGTCTGCTTGATAGTTTGCTTGGTTTCAAGAAAGTGTTTGAGAACCCAAATTCATTTTTATCTCCACAAGGTAAAGCACTTCTACAACAATCAATTGAAGACGCAGCAAAAAGAGCAACAAGAGATCCCAGTAGATATTGGGATGAGATGATGGATGTTGTTGCTGACTTCAAACAAAATATAATTACTGATCCAGAAAACTTGATGCCCCGTGTTCGTAGAGGTTCTATCGTTGACGTTCAAACGGCAAACAAGGGTAAGGTTCCAGCAGAGATACAAGTTGGTTCATATTACTGGGCTGAAAGCACACGTATTATGGATAATACAATCAAGGAACTATTCTCAACAGATCCAGCCTTCAACGCATTTACTTACATCACCAAGGGTGATGATGTAGGTGCCTCTGCTATGAGACGTTTAGGACGTGAAACTGGGGCAAATCCAGAGCAAATATACAGAGAATTTATCAAGCAACGTGCTGTTAGGCAGGTAGTAGAGGGTAGAGGAACTGCTCTTGAAATCTTGCGTCTAAATGAAGATTTTTGGGATGCTGCTGTTAGAGCAGGAGCAGACCCAAGTTCACCAAAGATGTCTACTTGGAAACAAAAGATTGATGCTTATAGGGCAGACCCAAACAATCTTATGAATGAATTAGGCTTGGTTACTGAAAATGTTTTTATGCGTGACCTATTCTTGAAGGGTGATGATGCGGCACACGCTTTTGTTCTTCGTAATAATATCAACACACAGGACTTTGGTTCTACATATTCATCAGTCAATCGTATTGTTGAGGATCTTGCTGGTCCAGAAAATAGTAAATTCCTTGAAGCAGTATTGGGACGTGATGCTGTTGATGAACTACAAGAAGCAATCAAGGCTGGTAAGTCTAATGGTTTCTCTCGTTATGTTGATACAGCATTACGCAAAGCCACAGGCAAAAAAGATTTCAAACGTGTTATTGATAGTTTGCTTTATGGTATGCGTTTGATAAACAACTTACGTTATACAATTCTTCTATCAGCAAGAACACGCTTCCACGGAGCAAACATTCTTACAGCCCCGTTCATAACCTATTCAACTATCGGGCAGATCCCTAATGGAGCAAGGGGACTATCTGTATTTACACAAGGTTACTTCCGTGGAAACAAGGGAAGAATGAAAATTATTGAAGCACCAGACGGACGTATCTATACTTATGGTGAGATCGCTGATGGTCTTATCAACGCAGGTATTCGTAGTGAATTTGGTTTCATTACTGATGTTGCTACACAGCAAAGAATTATTGCTTACGCAAATGCGAAGGGTGTAAAGACACCTTTGAAAACAGCAAGCGTAAAAGCAGGGCAGGCAGCACAAGACGTAATCCTCGCAGAAGATATGGCTTGGAGAGCAGGTGTAGCAGTAAAGGCTTTGGAAGAGGGCAGATCGTTTGATGAGGCTATGAACTTGGCTCGTCGTTCTATGTTTGACTATAACGATATGACTGCTTTTGAGAAGGGACTATCAGGCTACGCATTTATTTTCTATGCTTTCGCAAGACAAAACTTTGCTACTATGCTTCGTAATATGATTGATCCAAGAGGATGGAAGCGTATTACTAATGTTCTAAAAACTGAACGTGGACTTGAAGCACTTGCTAATACAGCATACGGAACAGAGATGGTCCCAGAACAATTCTATCCTGATTATATGAACGCTCGTATAACTTACAGAAAGATTGCTTCTAAACCAAGTAGAGATGTTTACACTAACGGACCACCTATCCCACCGATAGATGCTATGGTTATGTTAGGAACCTTGATGAAGAAGGGCGGGTATAGCGAATTGCTACAACGTCAATTACACCCAACCTTCGCCCAGTTGCTAAACGTAGAAACATTCAGGACTGGTAATAAAGAATTACGACCAGAACACGCAGCACTTATAAGTTTGTATGCTGGTAAGGATCCAGTTGATATTGCTAATTTCTTTGCTCTAATTGTGGGTGGTGATGTTATACCTGTGCCTTCAACAGACGATACTGCTATTGATGGTTTCAAGTATCCACTATCACCAGAGCAGCAAAAGAATTATAAGTTCTATGAACGTTGGGCTTTACAATTCACAGGCTTGGGTTCTATGACTACTGACTACGCAAGATTGTTTAGTCCAGAGGGAACACCCACAGAAGATCTATCTACGTTTGAACGCTTCCTTGGCTTCGGCACAGCAGCGTCTACACCTATCCGTGCTGCTCGTCCAGCACAGGTTAGTCAGTATGATATACAATCAAGGATAGGAGCAATCAACAAAAGATTGCGTGAGATGAAAGAAGAAGAGAAAAAAGAAAGATAATTGACGTTTACTACATTTATGAAAGAGGAAAAATAATTATGTCTTATGGAGATCCATACGCAGAAAAAGCAGCAGCAGCCGCAGGCACGGAAGACTTGCCTTGGGTAAATGCTGATATATCAACTTGGACTTTGAATAACCCATCAGGGACAGGCACACCTAACGCTACGCAAGATGGTGCTGGTAATATTACATTCACTTGGGCTGGCTTGACTAATTCAATTCAGGATAATGTTATTACTGCTGGTAGTGTAATCAACAGCCCAAGAATTTACATACCACTTGTTAGACCTGACGGCACACCATATCGTTTTGATGATGCCGAACAGAACATTACAATTCGTATGAAGATATTTGATTTTGATAGACCAGCAGACGTAGTAGCAGATACTAACAGCAGAATGAATGCTGTTATTGGTTTGGCTGCTGAACCTACACAAACATCAACAAACGATTTGAAGTTTGCTGGATTGGGTGCTGGGTATACAGGCACAAACGCAAACAGAAGTTTTATTTGTTATGCTGGTGCCGCCAACACACTTACAAACCTAAACCACAGATCAGCCATCGGCACACTTACTTATGCTGGTAATGGTGGTGGTGCTGTGGATGTTTTGACTTTTACTGATGCTGGATCAAACCAAGTCCGTTCATCACGTAATACTAACTTGGTTCCACTTGGAACGAGAACTGGACCTATTTATTTGATGCTTGCTTGGGGTCCATCTGGGACAGGTATAGACCTGACTGGTGAAAGCATAAAGATGAAGATTGCTTATCAGGTGGTTTCATTTGATAAGATTACATAATAAAACCATATAGAAGAAGGAGAAGATATTATGGCTAAATTTGGAAAGTTTATACACACGGCAGAATTCACAGGAGCAACTGCGATTACTACTGCCTACCTCGCATCAGGAGCGGGGGTCGCTATGCCTACTGGTATATCAGTTGGTCCGTATGGTGAGGGTCTTGTAGGGACACTATCTCACCTGCTAATCAATTTTACTGGTGGTGCGGGTAATACGAAGTTGACTGCGTTTTTCTCAACTGACGTAGCGGGAGACGACATCCTTGTCCCAGAGACAGAGATGCCTATTGTCTATGGTAGAGCAACAGCAGGAACAGGTGGCTGTGCCGCAAGGTTAGATGTATCTGTTGCCTTGAAGAAGACTGATCTTCCTACTGGGAATGTTTATCTTTGGGTAAAGACTGACGCAGCAGGAGCCACCCTTACAAGAGCAAGGCTCTTCTGGGAGGAATAGTGTTATGGAAATGGAAATCCTCGGCATATTAGCAACACCCGCAGGAACAGCAGCCGTAGCCATTTACTTCGTTCATAAGTTTATGGCGTTTCACAAAGAGGCTGTTGATAAATGCTTGACCGACGCAGAAGAAGACAGAAAATTATTCAGGGAAGCGATCAACAAAATTGATGTTCGCCTCTCATATTTAGAAAAACTTGTAGAGAAAATAATGGAGAAAGACTAATGCTACAATCAATCAAAGACTTTTTGGAAACCCACAAAGTATCAGCCGCAATTGTAGGAACTGCTATTGTTCTATCAACTGCTTATGGTTCTTGTTCGTATGACTACGTAGACAAGGACGTAACCCTATCAGGACCAGAACAGGAGGAGACTACGGATGCCGAAGAATAAACCATATCCACGTCCATTCCCAGCAAGTAAACCTGCTCGTAAGAAGACCACTAAAAAGAAAACCACCACCAAGAAAAAGGGTGGTATGATGGTTCCTCCACGTAAGAAAGGTTTGACTGCTGGTAAGAAGCGTAAGCCATACGGCAAGTGAAACCACAGGAGGTCATAGGCTATGGCTACAAAGAAAGATGCCTGCTATAAAAAAGTAAAAAGATCTTACAAGAAGTTTCCTTCTGCCCGTGCGTCACAAGCAATTGCTAAATGTCGTAAGGGTAAAGGCAAAGTTCGTAAGACCAAGAAAGGTGCTTCCCTAAAAAGATGGTCCAAAGAGAAGTGGGTGAATACCAAGACTGGTAAACCCTGCGGACACAAGGGTGCCTCAAAGGCTCAATACTGCCGCCCCAGCAAGCGTGTTTCTTCCAAGACACCCAAGACTACCAAACAAGTTTCAGCAGCCACCAAGCGTAAGCAGCAGGCTCGTAAGGCATCAGGTCGTAGAGCCACGCCATTACGTAAACGAAAGAAGAAATAGAACTACTGGGATTTGAACCCAGACCATCACCTTCGTAGGGCTGTATGCTCTCCATTACACCATAGTTCCACTACATATAAAATAATTATTATTTATATTCTCTGTGTAACCCAAATGAAAAACCCCCTCTTCCAATCAATTACGAAGAGGGGGTTAGTTTGTTTTGGCGGTTTTAGAATAACAACAATTAGGAGGATTGTATGTCGGTAGAAGGTTTGTCTGGTCCCTTCATAATAGAGATTTCGTCAAGTAGTTCATCACATTTCTTTTGTAGAAATATCTGTCTCTTGCTTGGCTCTCTGTATATATCATAACACGAAACGTTCTCCAAGTCCACAGATAAAAACCATTTAGGTGGTGCTTGTATTCTGCTCGCCAGATAGTCAGTCTTCTCCTCCGTCAAGTATGATAGGGGGAGGACACGATCCCGCCAAGGCTGTCCTGACTTCATACGCCACAGCCTCACCGATAGGATTGCGTGTCTCCTTTGTAGCAGATCCACTACGATGTAGTCGTTCCTTGTTGTTCTTTGTATGTTTAGACATTTCACTTTTGCTCCTTTGTTTTTACAATCCATTTATTATCTTCCATCCAAAAAGTCAAAGACCAGCCCGCTTCCTCACATTCCCAACCAATACGAACTATCTGTCCTTTGTTATGAATGTTTCCGTCACGGCAACTGGTCTTACGTAAATTGTTTTTTTCTATATAATCTTTTAGTATCTGTGTCTTGAACCAATATAATTTATCTGTATGTTCGTTCACAAATATAAGATAGTCAAGGTGTCCTGCTTCTGTGGCTCTCCACCACCCAGCCCTTACTGATCCATAATTATCTTTCCATTCTTCAATAACCATAGTGTCGTAGGCATAGCCCTTGGCTGACGCACCAGATAAAGTTTTTACTTCTACCCCTGTGGTGGATCTGTTTTTATTCCAGAGGATATAATCATTCTCACCATCTAAACCTAAATGTTCGTAGATGTAGTGTGGTGTCTTCGCATAGTCCTGAATAGTTCCCCGTGCTTTACACCAGTCAAACAATCCCTCTGCCTTCTTCTCACCTCTATCACCCTGCTTCAAGGATGTGTTGAAATTCTTATTCGCCATCTTCTATTTCCCCCTTCAATTTATTTAGAAAATCTTTTCTGTGAAGATAAAAAGTTTTCTTTGTTACTGACCCTTCTGGGTAGTTGATAAGTCTGCCGTTGTCCCATTCCAATTGGATGAGATCCAGAGAATAAAGATAAATAAATTTCTCTCTCTCCGTAGCATAGTTGTCTACGTAATTTTTCATCACGTCAATAATATCATTTGTTTCAAACATAAGTTCTCCTAATGGTGTTGTTGCTACAAGTAATTCATATTCAGGTAGGTATGTAAAACACAAAGTCTTCTTGGCTTCCTGTTGTCCTACCACAAATTCTCTATAATATATTCTTCCTACAAAGGCTTTGACTTCTACCTTTACCCAAGCACGGAATTGCTTTTGTAATCCAATATCATTCCAATCCCAATAGTCAGTAAGCCACTTCTCCCTGAACCTATTGGTGCTGCTTCTGTTGTGTGTCTTGATGTGGAGCCATAGTTCCATAGCAAAGTCATCAAGATCCCAAGACTTATAGTGAAGTATCGTTCCTAACTTATTGGCTGGTGATAGGAACCTGTAAGTAATTTCTTTACAGACTTCTAATAATTTTATATTTATATAATCATTCATACGTTTATCTCCTAACTGATTGTATCCAAGTCCCGCCAAGGACTTATAAAACTGAACTAACTAACTACTACATTATAACATATTATTAGTAGGTTCGCAACACATTCTTGAAAAAAACTACAACTTTTTTCCCTGTGCTATTAGTAAGTAGTATACTAAAAAATTTTATACCATAAATTATTTTTATTTTTTTTACTACTGGACTACTACTACTTCAAACTTCTTGCCCTTTGTATATAGTAGAGGCTGATAGTAGTAACGCATCTCGGGTATACCCAATAGGGTGAACTGATAAAATAACTAACTGAACTACTTACTAACTGATAAGTGAACTAACTAACAAACGATTGTTTGTTCCAAAAAACAAACAATCAAACTTTCAATAACTAATAACTAACCAAGGAGGTGATTGAAATTGAAACCAATTGAAACTTACAAACTAAATTCTAAATTAGAAACTGAAACTAATAAAGAATATAAAATAGAAGATGATAGTATGGATGCTTCGCTGACGCTCGCATCCAACCAACAAGAAGAATATTACAGACACCTAAATGATAAAATCAAATCTAATAAAATTAGAAATGAAACTTTACTAATTTGGTTTTCTGGATATGTGTTAGGTTTCTTGTTTGGAAGTATGATCTAAACTTTCAGCCCTTACAGGCTAAACAAACTAACATACTTACTGGTGAGGTGGAGAACATAACAAATAAATAAAGGAGATTGATATTATGTTGAAAAGAAAAAAGAAAAGATCACAGCGAGACTGGGATTATGAGATAAAGAAATTAGATGAAGAGACACAACTGAAAGATAGTTGGAGATATATTCCAATAGGTCTTGATACTTGGAAGTTAGATTACAGACACAACTATGATCCCACAGATGATTTGATTGAGAGCATAGATAGAAAGAATAATCCAGAACAAAATAATATAATTGAAAAAGAATTACCTGCTGGTGTTGAGATGATTGAGAGACTAACACCTACCAAACAGAAAGTTGTTTTCTATTATTTATGGGATGGTCTTTCGTTCAGTAAGATTGGAAAGATATTAGGTCTAACCAAACAAAGAATACACCAGATCTATTGGTCTGCTATTGAAGATCTCAAAGTAATTTATGGAGGTGATAATGTCTTCTATGATTTCTTTGGTGGAGAGGAGGAATAAAAAATATTATGAGATATAAAGAAGGAGAACTAATACTTCCCAGACATAACATACACAGAGAAGATTATGGATTAGGAATTGTATTAGACCAACTAACATTAGAACATCCAGATAATTGGACTGATGAGAATGGATTACAAGAAGTAATAAGTGACCTATACCAGCACGGGTTCTATGATAATATAGATGATATAACCTCACAGGAACATTTACTAATTTACTTTACGAGAATGAATAATAAAATAATATTACCAAAAGATTGGATAGATAAAAACTATACAAGACATAGCACAACAAACAAAGGAGAAGCATAATGTCCCAGCAAGAATTAGATATTGTAACTTTACTATCAGGTATTATCCACCTGCTTACATCACCACAGGAAGATGAAGAACTATCAACTTGGGTGTTAGAGGAAGCAACTAAAATGAGATCAAAACTTACAGAGGTAAAGGAACCCGACCACGAATAAATAAATAATTTATATACTACAAACTGCTGTATGTTTATAATAGTTATATGGGGACTTTCCAATAGATAATGTTTCTTGCGGTCAGTCCTCAATTCGTTGTAAACCCTTGATATACCTACGCTTTCAGCGATTAGTTAGACATAGCCTACTACCCTCTTTCACGCAAGCACATCAAGATTATTACTAAAAAGTTGTAGTTTATAGTTGACGATGCCCCCCGAATATGTTATAATATATATATACACAGGAGAATTTATGAATTTATTTAGCGAGCCTACCCCATCCCCGTTCACCCACTTGATCCCATTTATCCAGCACACCTGCTCCCAAGTTGCTGATGAATTATATTTTATAAATCCCCCAGTTCTTTTTATGGGTCAGGTCGTTAGACAGATCCTCTTGAAAAATAAATGTTTATTTATTGACTATGGTAGTGACGGCAATATCCGCCTACCTGTGACTACTACGATGCTAAAACTTTATTGAAAAAAAAGTAAAAAAGTAGTAGACAAACCCAATAAAATGTGTTATAATATATATATAGATAGTTGAAGAAAAAGTAGTAATATTTTTTGTTAGATACTATTTATAGTATAGGCACTTGGCGGTGCCTTGTAAAAGACAATTCAAAATAAAGGAGAATATAAAATGTCTAAAAATTATAATTGGAACTGGGAACACCTAACCCAGATGAAACTAAAAGTAGGTGATCTTGTAATCGTTACACCCAACTACAACAAAACCACAGAGATGGCTATTGTTATTGACTTGGACTTGACGAACGGATACACACCACAGGAAATACAAAATAAATTTCCTAATTATAATCGCTATATGAATTACGATTTTGTGAAGAACCAGCATAATGGTAAGGCATATCGCTATGTTATGTTGGCTCATCCCAGTAAAGGAAATGAAATATATTTATTTCATCCCACGTATAGTCAGGATAGTTGGCGTGTAAATACGTTGGATCGTAAGTGGACTACCCCAACACAAGAAGCAGAAAAGAATAATAAAGTTATGCTGCGTAAGAAAGCAAACAACTATGTGTCTGCTGCGATAGATGACTGGAAGATCAAGTATGGTGTAATGAAAGAATATAATAATTATATAAAAGAATTACATACCCAGTTTGGAGCAGGCAGCCGTCATCGTCATTCCAGTTCCCATCAATACAATTGTGCTATGTGGTGCTTGGATAAAGAAAAGAAAATATTATATAAAAACTATTGTGATGTGCTGATAGATGTAATTGATAATCGTTGGGACCATAACCCTAAATCTCTACGTGGATTGATCCAAGATGCTATACCATTAGCAGTAAAAGATAGAACAAATATAAATGTTCGTATTGGTAAAGAACAGATAGAATATAATATTAGTTTTATACACGATCAAGAATATCAGTATGACTGGATGAAGCAGATTGACTTTGATGAGAGAGATACAGAATATAATAATATTGTTTCTAATTGTCCTGCTGAACTAAAAGAATATTTACATATTCAAGCAAGAGATTTCTGGGGAACTACTGAATGGTATACTACAAGAATAAAAGATAGTTACAATCATACACAGAGATATGAATACAACCTAACAGATAAGATTGAATAATATAAATTATAATATATCCTATGCCCCCTTCCAGAAATGGTTGGGGGTTTTCTTTTATGTGCGAGAATAAATAAAATAAATAAAGTAATGCTTGACCTTTACTACATTATGAGAACATATAAAATATAATTATATGAAGGAGATACACTATGCCTCGTAGAGCATTACCAAGAAACCTTATGCGTAAGGCAGTCCACGAAAAGAATATAGAAGATTTTATCTGGGCGTGTCTTGAACTATCCTGTGTTGAATTGAAGAAGGACGGCAAGTCACAGACCTTCAACGGCAGAGACATACAATCATTTTTAGATCACCTAATCAAAATAGATAAAGATAAAAAAGATAGAGGTGAGACTACTGCCGAAGATCCTAATAAAGTAAAAGAAATAAATGATTGGCTAAAACAGGTAAAGTAATATGGCGAAGAAGAATATAAAAGATATTCTTACAGACCCCCTAATGTTTATAAGCAGATTGAAGATTGTAAACAAGAAGGGTAAACTTGTATATCTAAAACCAACAGAAGAACAAATAAAAATTGTTGAAGCCCTACACAAAGGTGACGATACAATTATATTGAAGCCAAGACAGATTGGTTCCTCTACAATTATTTGTGCTTATTTCTTTTGGTGTGCTTTCACGTCACAGGATCCACAGACATATGCGATCCTATCTCACAAACTTGCGTCATCAAAACATATATTAGAAATACATAAAACATTTTATTATAATCTACCCACCCAATTACAAAAGAAACTATCAGTAGAAAATTCTACCGAACTACGCTTTGCTGATAGTGGTGCTGGTATTGTAGCAGCGTCATCAGCAGACCGAGGGGGTCTGCGTTCTTTCTCTGTATACAAACTACACATAAGTGAATATGCCTTTGCTGAAAACCCAGAAGAACTAAAAGCCACAGCAATCGCAGCACTAAACGACGGACAACTTGTAATGGAAAGCACAGCCAACTATTACAACGATGCCCTACATCAAGAGATCCTAAAAACACAAAGAGGTTTAGCCTCTTGGAATTATTTATTTTTTCCTTGGTTCGGTCATACAAAGTATAGGCAACCTGTTCCTAAACGTATTGACTGGGAGCCAACCGAAGATGATTTAGAACTAAAAGAAAAATATGATTTACATAACCAACAACTATACTGGCGTTACTTACAAATACAAAAGATAGGCTGGGATAAATTTAGCCGAGAATATCCAGAGACATTAGAAGACGCATACAAACAAATTGGTAATTCTTATTTCTCACAGAAGGATCTTGAAAAGATTGAAGTTATTGCCGTAGACAATAGCGAATGGGTTGTGTTTGATGATCCTACACCTGACGACAGATATGCTATTGGTGTTGATGTTGCGGCTGGTGTAAACAGGGACTATTCAGTTATTTTTGTTATTTCTAAAATGTCTTACCAGCCTGTCTGTGTTTATCGTTCCAATACAATTACACCAGTAAATCTTGCGGAAGTAATTATAGAAATATCAGGTCAGTATAATGATGCTTTGGCTCTTGTAGAAAGTAACAACTATGGTAATGTTGTAATCAACGAACTACGACACCAAGGCTTCCGTAGGTTCTGGGTAGACGAACAAGGTAAGGATTGGAACACTACACTAAAATCAAAAACTTATATGTTTGAGAACCTCAAAGAACTTATCCGTGAAGGATACATTTATAATTTAGATAGTCTAACGTTTGCTGAAATTAGAGCGTTACAAGTAAACGAGAAAGGAAATATTATTATTCCTGATAATCTACAATCACACGGAGACAACGCTGTTGCTCTCGCTCTTTGTTCTGTTTGTTTAGATAATGTCCGTCTACCAAAGACAACATATCTACCAGACTGGATCAAGTCACAACGCTCAAATAAAAGAATGCTCCAAGGTGGAGCAAGAACAGGTTTACATAGGAGATACTAATAATGGATGATAGAACACCTGCTACACAACGAGAACTAAAACCTCTGTATGCTTCAAGCCTGCGGTTGGTTACACCAGAAGGTTATATACGCTGTATCAAATGTCGTAAGGCATTTCCCCCAGCAGCATTTTATAAAAAAGATACAGATGGTATTGGGTTTGAAGACGAAGGGTTTTGTAAGGACTGCGTAAAGAAACATAGCAGAGAACATCTACACTTGACCTTTCCTAATAAAGTGAAGGGTAAATAATTATGGCGAGAACAAATAAACAAATTATATCACTACTGCGTATTGTCCTAACGGAGCATAAAGACTTCTGGGATACACAGATGGGTGAACTTCGTAGATACAAGAATGCCTATGAAAATAAATTCTGGGATGGCGAACTTGAATACGATGATAGTATGATCCGTGTTGAGACTGCGGATTGTTTTTCTTACGTTGAAGGTTTCATCGCTGCTCTGTTCTCAAAGGCTCCTGCTGTTGTTGTAGGTGCTGACGCAGCCAACGCTGCTGGTGATCCTGAATTAGCACAGGCAGCAGCAAATAGATTTTTATTTTCCCAGAGAGAACAATTAGAGATTGCTTCTCGTCTGGCTCTTATCTACCCTAATGCTTATCTAAAACTTTCCCCCACCGACAGCGAGGAGATGCTTGAAAAGGTTTCCATTCGTGCTGTCCCTCCTTGGGAGGTCATAACGGATCGTGACGCTTCTGGCTGGAATACACAGCGTTTCTGCGGTCACACATACTACCTCACAATACCAGAAGCCCGTGATAGATTTGGTGCTAAACAATTCACGGCAGTTCCAAAGCAAGATTACTTTGGCTCTGGGGCAAGAGCGTATAGAGGTGGGGGTTCATCTTCTTTATATGGTGAGATAGGTGCTGAATACGCAGACCTACCTGATGATTACCTTTACATAGAAGTTCTTGAATTCTATGATATGGCTTATGATAAATTATATTTTTGGTCGCCTAACTACAAGAACGGAGAGGAACTATTAGAGAAGTCTACCATTCCTGTTAGAACATACGACGATCAGCCACTATCTAACCTATCCCCACTATACTACGCACGTAAGCCTGAACGCCCTATGGAGGGCTTGTCTGCTGTTAGTAGGGTATACGATCAGTTCTATGAGAAAAACATTTTGAGAACCTACTGGGCTAATGCTATACGTAGAGACAGCCGCCAATACATTTATAAGGAAGGTGCCTTTGATGAAGAAGAATTAGCAAAGATTACCGCTGGTATTGATGGTGCTATGATTGCTACTGACGAGCAAACCCTTGCTGGTTTGATACAACCTGTTGGTGTAGAACCAATTAGCAGCAACTTTGATAGATACTTGAACTTTATTGAGGCAGACATCAACCGAGGATCTATCCTTGCTCCTTTCAGTAGAGGCGAAGCAACCAAGGCAACAGCCACAGAGATTACAGCCCTCGCTCAATATTCGGCAAGTGAGATTGGTAAGATGGCGAGAGAGCGTGATTATTCAATAGAAACAATTGCTAAACTTTATTTACGCACACTATCCCTACTTGCTGACGAAGGAGACAAGGCTGTCCTTTCTTCTAATGGTATGGCGAAGGTTATTACCTCAAAAGATTTACACGGCAAGTTCCGTATCTCTGCTTTGGATCAGGGCAACCAACCAATCGCAGATGCGATCAAGAAACAAAATCTTATTTCCCTACTACCAGTTCTTACTGGTTTAGGCGTTCCACAGGACAAATTGAAGGAAGAAATTATTAGGGCATACGAACTACCAGAAGACTTTTTGAAGCAGCCAGAACCCGTAGCAGAGGCTCCCAAAGTGGGTTCACGCAGCATACCAGCAGAGGGAGAACTTGAAGAAGGGACACCAACCCAACAAGAGACTGCCGCTGGAACATTAGCAGACGCACTTACAGGTGCGGCTGATACAATACAATAAGGAGAAAATTTATATGCCGTTATATTCATTCAAGTGTGAAGATTGTGGAAGAGAGACAGAGGCGTTTATGAAAATAGACGAAGCCTGTGCCGATGGAGCCAGATGGGTCTGCGGTGAGGGAAACAACGAAGTCTTTATGGATCGTCACGCTGATACATTAGAAGGAGGATGCGGAGGTAAGGTATTCAAGGTGCTTACTGCCCCAGCCTTTACACCATCCTTGTGGGGAGATCAAACAGGTCGTTATGGTGTGAATGGTTACTTCTCTAATGCTCTTGGTCGTCACGTCAAAGGTGGCGTAAGAGAAGAAAGAAAAATTATGGAAGCCCGTGGTTATGTTCCTGAAAGCGATATGCCTTCACATTACTGGGCGGAACAAACAGAGAAAAGACAAAACGTCGCTATGAAAAAGCAGAAAGATGTTGAAGAGATTGCTAATTTAGAAGCATCTGGTATGGATAAGGGAGAAGCAATAGCAAAAGTTTTTAGTGCTGAACGTGCCCTATCTGGTGACTTGGATGCTACTTGGAGCGATAGTAAGGGGCAAGCCGATGGCTAATGGACCAGACCAACATAGACTTTGTAAAGATCACGGATCATTTATGGTAAGATGGGGACAGACTACATCGTGTCCTGTATGCGGTGAACTATGCCCCAGCGATCCAGCCCACACACCACGTAACAGAGGTTTCCATATTCTTGGTGCTGAAACTGGTGTAGGCTACTGGTCTAACGCTCTTGGTAGAGAAGTTGGATCAAAGGCAGAAGAAGAAAAGATTATGAATGCTAATGGTTATATTAGAGAAAGTGATTTACCACAACACTTCTGGGACGATGAAACCAATAGACGCAGAGAGATAATTAGAAAACAAGAAGATGAAGTCCAGCAACTTCAACTTCATATTGAGAATGGCTCTACTATGGAAGAAGCCATAACAAAAACTTTTACAGCAGAACGCTGTTTGTCTGGGGAACTGGACGACATCTACGAACACGTAGTTGACTTTTCAATACCAAAGGAGAATATATAATGGCTACTGAAATGATCGTAATTGGTGGACGCTCCCCCGAAGAGGGTATGATGGCGGAAGACCTGAACGCAGCGGAAAACGCTGACGAGATGGAATTTGAAGCACTATCCCCAGAGGGCAGTTTTTCTACCAAGTCACTAAACGCATTAGTGAAAGCAACAAACAAACTACTTCCAGCCTTCGGGCAGGAACCAACCTATCCAACGTTCAGCGAGGATATTTCTAAATTTCCTACTGACTTCACACGTATCCTTGCTATGTTTGCGGAGGCATCCAGCGATGCTGCCGAGGCAGATGCTATTGATGGTGAGATGGTAGTTGATCTTGGTAAGATTACCGATGATCGTTCTATTATGATGGAGGCAGGACGTATTGATGCTCTATCCCGTAACAAGGACTTCAAGAGATTTTTGAAGGAGCCATCACCCGAAGATGAGGAAGAAGATGCTGACGACGAAATGGCGACAGCAGAAGATATGGACGATGCGGCTATGGATGCTCTGTTTATGGAGCGTATGTAATGCCGTATAAGAAATACACAAAGAAACAAAAGAAACTTGCTGCTGTTGCTCCTCCTCGTAAGAAGATTACATCAGCAGACTTGAAGAAAGTTCGTAAAAAGAAAACAGGCATAAAGCCAAGGAGAAAATAAATTATGAGCGACGAAACAATAGAGACTGGAAACAGCACCTCTGTTGAGAACAACGTAGACGAAAACGTAGTTGATACAACAGAGACACCCGAAGCAGTTGAGGCATCTGCCCCAGTTGTGGAAGATCTTACCATAGACGACCTACTAAACCTTGGGGCTGACGCAGACCCGCTATTTACTGATGACGCAAACCATCGTGGTATGAAACCTCTTCACGAATGGGTAGGACACCTACCAGAAGACGTTAGAAAGCACGTTGCTAATCTTCGTAGTAGTTACACACGCAAGACCCAAGAAATTGCTAATTTACGCAAAGAATTAGAGCAGGAACGCTTGGAATTACAGAACCAGCGTGAAGCCACCCTAAACAACCCAGCGTATAATAGAGCAGTAGAAGTTGCTGATAATCCAGAAGAATTTGACCTATATGATCCAGAGGGGATGAAGAAAGAAATTGAAAGACAGGCTGCTATTCAGTTGAAGCAGATGCTTGCTCCCGCAAGAGAAGAACTGCTTATGAAGCAACGTAGAATGGAATTAGATAGTTTCAAGTCCCAGCACCCAGAGATCACCAACGATGAATACCGACTACCCATAGCAAAGATGCTTACAGAACGCCCAGAATTGCGTTTAGAGGACGCTTATTATATTGTTAGGGCAAAGGTAGACGCAGAGAAATCAAGTGTCTTGAAGGCTGAATTAGAAGCCGAGAGGGCATCTCGCAGAAGTGCTTTGATGAGGACCGCATCTGGGACGGCAACCAAACCAAACGGAACACCAAAGTTCCGTAATGCTTGGGAAGCATACCAGTATCATAAGGCACAGAAGCAAGGCATCTAATTATAAGGAGAACCAGTTATGCCTAAACATACAAAAAAGAAATCAAGAAAGCCCGCAAAGGGTAAACGCTTTACCAAAGTTGTAAAAAACAAAAAGACAGGTAGAACTAAAAAGGTTTCCTACGGGCAGGCTGGTGCGAAGAATAAGCGTGGTAAACGTCGTATTCAACCTTCTACAAAGAAGGGCGATAGTTATTGTGCGAGATCCTACGGGATCAAAAAGAGATTACCTAAATCAAAACAAAATGATCCCAACACACCCAATAATCTTTCCAGAAAGAAATGGAAGTGTGTGGGTAAAAAGAGCAGACGAAAATAAATATAAACAATTTATTTGACGTTTTCTCTAATAATGAACGGGCAACCTTTCCCTCCGTCAATCAATAGAACCTACGGGTCACCTTGCGATTATCTAAATGGTGAAGGAACTAAAAAACTAAATCCCATCAGGGACACTTTGTAATTTTAGATAATTCACAAAACCATATACTAAACTAAAAAGGATGAAAATATTATGGCTATTTCTAATGACTTACTATCATCCACCCTCTATTCTATTCGTGACGGAGAGGTAGACCAGTTATACCAGAAGGTCGCCTTCTTGGATCACGCAAGAAAGTCAGGTGGTATTGAATTTGAGGACGGGGGCATCAAGATCCAACGTCCGCTCTCCATCGCAGAGCATTCAACTATTACTGAACTTCCAACAGGTTACGAGCCAGTCTCGCTTGCCGTAAAGGATGTTCTACAACCTGCGATTTACGAATGGTGTGACTTCACCGCACCCATCGTAGTAACAAAGAAAGAAGAACTTGAAAACAGCGGTGAAAAAGCAATCGTCAAGATCGTAGAAGCACGTATGCGTTCTGTTATGTCTATGCTCCGTAGGGAACTAAACAAGCAGATCCTTCGTGGTAATTCTTCTATCCTAACCACTATGAATACCTTGAATGGTGACGTTGGTGGTTTCCTTGAAGCAGAAAGCAAAGTAAACCAGAACAACGTTGTTGGTGGTGTCTCCAAGGCAACATTCAACGTAAATGGTTGGACCAACCAAATCTTTGATGCGGCTGGTTCTTTCAACACGAATGGTATTCGTGGCTTACAGCAACTTTACATCAACGCAAACAGCGTTTCCCCTATGGGCGAAGTTGATTGTGTGCTTTTGAGCGAGGCTGGTATGGCGAACTATCGTCGTGCTTTATTCAATCAGGAGCGTTACATCAGCGAGACTACCCTTGATGGTGGACGTATGAGCCTTGCTTTTGCTGGTGCTGCTGTGGAACAGGATATTGAACTTGGCTTCACTTACAATAGTGCCGACTTCGGTGCTGCCCCTCTTACTGGCTATATGCTAAACTTTGACGGCATCAAACTTGTGTTCCACAAGGATGCTGACTTCGCTATTAGTCCGTTTGAGAGCGTTATGGGAACTACTGCCCGTGCCGCACATCTATACGTCAAGGTCCAGTTGATCGCAGATCACCTCGGTTCACAGGGCGTTCTGTTTGACGCAGACACATTCTAATCATAGTTTCATATAAAGGAGATAAAAATTATGGCTACACAATCACTAATTCAATACCTTGAAACTTCACAGCAGGATGGGTTTGGGGCTGCTGTCCCAGTTGGACTTGCCGCTATGAACCGCCGCCAGACCGAGGTTTACCTCGCTGGCGAGGCTCTACTGGCTGGCGACTGGGTTGCTCTTGACCTTACTGCTGCGAGCGATCAGGTTAGTTCTGTTACTATTGCGAAGGCTGATAGTAACAAAGGTGCTGGTGCTGGTGTGACTTCAACCGCTTCAATCGTGGTTGGTGTTGTGCTTGGACCCGCAAGCGAAAGAGACGACGACGGCTCTGGTGGCGTAGTTTCTGGGGGTCAGGCTTCTGTCTGTATCCGTGGAATTTGCGAAGCCAAGGTTGACGGGTCTGGCGTTGCTGTTGCGAGGGGAGACACCCTTACAATTGACGCTACTGCTGGTAAGGCAGTCAAGGCTACTTACATCGGTAATGGTTCAGGTGCGGCTGCTGTCGCCCTTCCAAAAATCTGTGGGTATTCACTTGATACTGCTGGTGCTGACGGAACTTTCACTTGCTATGTAACACCACACGTCACCTGATAAGTTTTCAAGAACGTAAAGGAGATATTGCCCCTTCCCCTCGCTGGGGTTGGGGCTTTTTCTTTATGACTTGACCTTTACTATATTATTGAGAGAACGAGGAAACCTTTATGAACCTAACAGCAATTAGAGAAAAAATAAAAAACATCACAGACTATTCACCAGATCTACAAGCATTCAACGAGCAACTTGATGAGATCGTGAACGATGCCTACTATTCTATATGGACCCAGAAGCGTTGGGTGTTTGCTACTGAAAGTATCCCATATAGATTTTTTGTAGATATTCTACCAGACAGAGATATTGAAAACGTTGTTGCTCCTGCTACTTCTGTCGCAGCAACTTGGACGCAGGGAGAACGTAGGGTTACGTTTTCTTTTCCTATTGATAGACTTACTAACGTTGGTGTTTTGGAAGCAAGAGACGTATGGGAAGGTCAGCCAATTACAATTGAGGACAGAGAATATATTATTGTAAAAGTTCAAACTGGATCATCTATTATTGTAGACGAACCAATTGTAGCACCTACACCACCAGCAGCAGGCTCAACAAAATGGCTAATCAAAAAGCGTTGGTATGATCTACCAGAAGATACAATTGAATTACTATTCTTGGGACACCGAGATTACCCCTACAACACGTCCGCAGGTTCTTTCCCACCCTACGGCAAGGCTTCTGCTATAATGCCTCGTAGAGAGGAACAGATAGACCTACGAGCCGATTACAAAGCATCCTACGCAGAAGCATACATATGGTCCCCTGCTGTTGATATAAAGCCAGCAGAGAAGTGTGGACTAACAGAACAGCAAGATACTGGAACAGGATTTACACTAAACCATCAGTATGAGATCTGCTGGGCTTTTGTAAAAGATGGTAAGGTTGGTGCGTTGAGCGAACCTTCAATTATAAAATTGACTTCTGGAAACAACAGCATTATTGTTTCTTTTGATAGTTGGGATGACCTACCTATCGTAGCAGATGTTTATAACGCAGCAGATATATTCCCTACACCTTGGCGTGGATACAGAAAGAAAGTTTATTGGAATAAAAACTTTGATAAAGTTACAGGCGAACGTAAGGGACTACCTTGTTGGATTGAAGTTATACAGGGTGGAGCAAACAGATCAAGCGAGACTTATAACAAACCTGTAATTGGTGAAGATGAAACTGCGAACGTTATTATTACAAATGTAAATCAGTTTGAGAACGGAGCAAGACGTTATATTGAGATTGAGGGACAGCACATACAGATACGTCCGTATCCCCGTGTTGATGGTTTTGATGAAGAGATCGCACAGGTAAAGAACCAGCAGACTATTGAAACATTCCACGACTTCCGTAGAGATGGTATTATCCGTTATTACAGAAAGCCAAAGGATATGTTGCTTGGAACTGATGTTCCTGAAATGCCTTATGAATTCCACCAACTAATTGTCTACAAAGCACTTGAAGATATTTACTTGAAGTTGGGACAGGATACTTTGTCTGCTACATACGCAAGACGTATTGAGAGCGAGATGAAGACATTACGTAAAAGATATGTAGACCATATTGATACTAATGTTCGTAGAGGACAATTCGGTCAAACACGTAGAGGTTTCTTATACGATTACCAGTCTCTCAAACATTTAGGATCAATTACTTATGGCTTTGAAAACAAAAACAATTCAGTTCGTTCAAGCATCTGGTTTGGACCAGAGATGGAAAGGTGCTATTGGTTACGCAGATCAAGTAACTAATATGCGTGTTGACCCTAATGGACTTGGCTGGGTTGCTGATCGTGGTATTGAAAGTTGGTGGAAGTTCCCCAACCCTTTTTCTATTGTAGGCAACGCAACAACTATTACAGAAAATCTTTTATATCCTACGGAGGCTTTATTCATTTGGGAAAAGTCTTCAACAGGACAGATATATTATTTTTATGAGAGAGCAGGTAAACTAATTTATTCTTGGGGAAAC